TCTTCTCTGCTGGCATTAATCATTAGAAATAGAGTCCCGACTTCTTCGCCACAGGCTCCCTAAGTACGAGTGGCTCTCCTTGGTAGCAGGGGAACAATGCAGGGTGTGCCTTTATATATTGTAATAGTAGGTCCCTATATTTTTGCGCCCGTTCCAGGAATCCCTCCTTAAGGGCTTTTAGCTGGGTGTCGCTCAGCAGCATGGACTTCTGCCAAGGCAGCTGCTCCCATTGCAGCACGATTCCTGAAGTGGTATAGGTAAGCCCCTGCATAAAGACGGCATCGGCCAAGGTGTAGTAGCCCACGATCTTCCTAAGCAGCCCCAGAGCCGTCTCGTCCCCGCGTATATCCGAGAGCACACAGGGCGACAGCTGAGGGGCTATGTACAACTCCCATATATCCCGCATAAGGGGCAACAGCCGCAGGAAGATCTCGTACGAATCCCCTATGGAATACAGCTCCGACAGCTCCCGCGGACTGCCAAAGAGCGAACCCGCCACCTCACGGGCAAAGGGCAACTCGGCCCCAAGGGAACTCGTGGAGAGGAGCGCCACAGCACCATTCAGAGCATGATCCCCTATGCGTACCGCGTTCAGCCCATAGTCTCGCACATCCCACCAGGGCGAGCGCTCCATCTTATTATCTTGGTATGCATTGGCGCCCGTACTGGACAGGTGCATTTTGACAAACGGAATACTGTACGCAATGGCATAGTTGGCCACAGCTTTTTTCACCCCCTCGTATATCTCCGCTTTGCGTGGCATAACAAAGGAATCATCGGAGAGCTTCTCCCAGATCACCTCACCGATAAGCGGACGTACCCGCTCACTCATGGCCGTATCTATATACGGCCTAAGGATCTGTATATCCAAGTACTTGGACACATGGATATACGCCTTAATCTCTTCAATTCGTTCAAACATATTCTTTTTTTCTTACAAAAATAAAAGTCCTTCCCCGCTTGGGAAAGGACTTGTTTTTGTATCAAAGTTTTTTGTTATAAGAGTAATAGAGAAGCCAACCACCAGCCTAAAGCTGAAAATAAAATCATTATCAAAGTTCCCCATAATGAATTCCTTTTTTCTTGTTCTTTCTTTTCCAATAAACTGAAAATGGTAGCAAATGTACTTAATACGCCGACCAAAGGAAGGGATAACGGAAGGTATGATAACAATATTTTCCAAATAGGTGTTCCTTGAGTTGCTCTAAGCCAAGGATATGAAAAATAAAAAAAGTAAGAGGCCAAAATAGCGGTCACAATTATTCCTCTATAGATATTTGTGTAATCTTTCTTTTCCTTGTACTTATACCTGATATTCATATCCACCACATTTCCAAAAGGAACGACAAATACATCACTAAGGATTTCTTTGAACTTCGCTTCGGAATGACTATATCTCTTTGCTTCCTTCAAATAGAGATACTCCAAATCTCCAGTAGAAGCATTGGTACTATAATCAAATAAGATTCCTTGGATCATCTTGTTCTTCCCCTCCTCTTGAGGGGGATTAAGTGTCAAATCTACCCATTTTAGAAGTACTTTGCCTTTAGCTCCTGTGGTTTTACCTTCAAAGATATAATGCCATTGATTCGAATATTGCAAAGTAGATATTTTTACATCAATTTTTAGCAGACAAACCACTTCGAAAAAGAACCATCCAAGTATCCCAGCTATAATAATTGAAAAAACAATATAAAGGAGTATGAAAATAAAGATGGTTTGATCCTGTTCTATTTGAATATTCCCAAAAGAAATATTTTGAAGTCTTCCTAAGGTTTGCTCATTTAAAAAATTTGATCGAACCCAAGGGATATAGCTTATAAAAAGAAGTGTTATTAGTTGTGAGAATATCCCCCAAAAGATACTGGTTACAATGCGTTCACTCCACTCTCCTTTTAAAAATTGTTTGGTGAATTTTCCAGAATAATAGAATCTTCTAAAAATAAGTCCAGGGAAAAGAACGACAACTATCAAGAAGATAGAGCTTAAGGCAAGTTCAGGAAGCATAACTTTTTATATTAATACAGTGATATTCCCATCTGAGAAATGCAGTTCTGTCCTTATAAGCTCAGTTGAGTTCTCTTCTTTTCTCTTCTGATCTGCTTTTTCAACAGCTTCTAAAAAAATCCTTTTCTTCTCAGGATCTGAAAGAATTTCCTTCCCCTCTTGGCTTATCGCTGATTCATCATTCATTGAAAGAAAATCCACTACTCGCTTAAAAGAAGATACTATTTGTTTTAGTAATCCGTTCATAACTTTTTCTTTTAAATTGAAGAAATTTAGATCATTTCACGTTGCAAAAGTACAATATTTTTTTATTAATAAAATCAAAATTACTATTTATTTCTTTGTTAATATATGTATCTTATTGTTTTTCAGATTTTTCCTTAGTTCACTATTACCTGCTGCCCATTGGGGTTCTTGTCCAAGGTTGTAAGGTTGATATTTGGGAAATTTCCATATAGCGTATCGTCCCAGCCGTTCCAGTCCCTTATCCGCTCGAATATCTCCAAGGTACGCAATCGCTTAATCGGCATACGTGTGGATAGGATCGTATACGCCTCCCGCTTATCCGAGCCGCTCCCGCTCAGGTTCTTCCCCCCTGGGATACCCGCCCCGAGCAAACAAGGATCTACCCCCATTGGGAAAAGTATCTCCGAGTTCCCCGCGCTGGCATCGGGTAGGAAGTTGCCGTCTTTTATTTTGTCATCTATGGGTACCACTTCTATACCGCGTATGAGGTTCCCAGAGCTGTCACGAAAGAAAGGCGATAGGAAGGAGCGCCCCGCTGCCTTATTCCCACTCATGTGCTCATCTATCGCCTTGATTGTCTTCTGCCGCTCTTGCTCTTTCTGCACATTGCTCATCTCCTGCCATTCGTTGCGGCCAAACTTATGAGAGAAAAAGTCATCCGCCACATAGATAACAAATTTCAAGTTCAATTGGTTTTCAAACATGTACTTTTTGAAGGTAGGCACCGAGAGCACCACATCCACCCAGCCATTGGCAAAGGAGCTATGCCATTTAACCTTCGGGTAATTCTTCTCCGTGGTAAGGGTACGCATCACAGGCACGATGAATTTGTCTACCTTCTTCTCCTTGCAGTATTCCTTAAGGCTCTCCACTGAATGCATATCCGAGTAAAAGGGCACTTCCTCCGTTAGCTCCTCGTCCAAGGTACCACCCCACGAGGTATTGATATACACCTTATCCACATAGCCCTTTTCCTTGGGAACACCCAATCTGCAATGAGCCGCTTGCTGCCGCTTTATGGATATGATCTTGTCCCTATTAGGAGAAAGCAGGTACTCCACAAAGGCAATCCCGTAGGTCTCAAAGTCTTCCACTATTTCGGACATGGTAATATCCCAGCGGCAAGCCTTAAAGAACTGGTTCAGCTCAGGGAAAGAGTTACGCGCGCGTTCCTTAGTTACGATTCCCTCTTCTGTTTCCACATCCTGATAAAGGCGGAATCCCAACCCATAATGAGCCGAGATCAGCACCTCCAGCCCGCCTATGGCCGCCCCTGTCTTATTGAGCTTTTCGGTCAGCTGCTGTGGGTAAAGGTTATCATCTCCCCACACCGAGTACTTATCCGTATCGGATAAGTCTTTTTTTGCCTTGGGCGCTGTAAGCCCATGCTTATTATCAAAGAGCACAGCTGCCCCACTCTTAGAGAGTATATACAGATCGTTATCTATTTTTTCCATCTCTCTTTTGTTAAAGAATCTATTATTTCTTTTTCATGCTCTGATAGTTCCCATTCAATAACATCCACAGCTGCTTTGATCTCTGCTGCTTTGATCTCTGCTGCTACTGTATCAGAGGTCAAAAATCCTGAACCAAATATATTTTTTTTATATTTCCTTTGGCTTTCCAATCCTCTACAATAAACCAAGTCTTTTTCCTTTATCCTTATACCTACCCCTTTTTCTACAAGCCAAGCAATTCGGGATACAGTAACCACATTTTCAGGATATCTGTATTTAGGGAGCGATACACGCTTTTTCTTTTGTATAGTCTCTATTCTTTTTTTCAAATCTGGTGCTCCTATGATCTTATAATCTCCCATCATATTAGTAACAAAGGAAGTTTTTACCCTTGCCCCATTTTCATAGGTTATATCTGCAATAGTAACTATTGCTGTATATTTTTGATTCGTGCTAAAAATGGTTAGGTGTGGCGCAAATAGGAAATACTTTACCCCCTTTTCGTTGTAAAACCTTATAATTTGTGATATTATTGAAAAAGGAGGATTATCTACTACTACTGTTTGTTCTGTATATGTTACTCTTTCATAGTCTCCCCCTGAATAAAAAGGTCTTATTACTTCCAATCCTTCTATATCACATGTTTCTCTTACATAGTTTAGGATTTCTTCATATACATTTGCAGGAGTATAACAATCATCGGTCGTTTTTTTAGGCTTAAATTTTTCAACAAAAGCCTCATATTCTTTGCTCATAATATGTTTTTTAAATCATTCAATAAACTACTTCTTTCCCATTAAAAGCCACTATAAACAGGATAATAATTTTCTTTATAGTGCCGTCTGCAAGTTTAATATTTCGTGTCTTGTTGTCCCAGTGGTTAGGGTTTTTCTCAAAGTCTTTTTTTGCATTGGGCTGTTGCATTAGGGTAGCATTATGGTATATCAGGAGCTTTCCACCAAACCCATTTTGCTTGTTATAGGTGCGTACTGCCAAGGAAAAGGGTATCGGCTTTTTCTCTGCATCCAATTTTCGCATTTCCGCCAAAGCGTCCTTTAAAAATATCTTTTCTCCCATGCTGCAAAGGTCAAAAAACTATCAGGATAAATAAAGGACACATTCCCCAGCGGGGAAAACAGGGTACTTTATCATTATTTTGCATTCACTGCTTTGTTTTTCAAAATATTAAAAGTCTAAAAATCAATTTCATTTTCATAGTGTGCAAAAAAAGCCCCCTGCCGCCTTAATTATTTTTACAATTTGAATTTTAAAAATCGGAGTGAAATATGAATGAGCCATCTGCTTCCGCTTTTTCCATAAAAACAACCTATTTTTTATTAAGAAAAATTTAACTGATTGCAATAGTAAAAAAATATTGTTTTTCATTGCGCATTAAAAAATAATACTTATCTTTGCAATGTCAAAAAGAAAGAAGTATAACAATTAAATTTTTTAAGAAATGAGAACCATTACAATCAAAGACATATATAATGATGTAAGCTGCATTAACCCAAGTGTATCTACTATTAGTTCAATAGGTGATTATATAGAAGAGAGCAGCAGACAGGTAGCTCAATCAGTAAGAGATAGAATAACTAAGAGCTTACCTCAAGGTACATTAGCTCATAAGATCATCACTGAAACTTTAAAAGACTTCTTCACTGATAAACAACTATGGGTAATCGCTTACGAATTGCAAAAGAATGAAGAGTATGTAAAGAACCTTTCTAATGAGATAGAGAGAAGAGAACAAATAGCAGAGCGTAAAGCTCAAGCAAGTAAGGCTAAGTTATCTGCAAACAAGGATAATAGTCAAGAAGTGCTTGATTTTGTGAAAGCAAATAAAAAGCTATTAAAAGACTATTATGCTTTCGTAAAATCAAATAAAAAATACTCTAAAGAGTTTTATTCTAAAAAATTCTCCTTTGAAAGTGCTAATGAATTTATCAATAAATAAAGTATAACAGTTAAAATTCAAGAATAATGAAATTAGATTTTTACACCACAAAACGCTACACTTACATTGTAGCTGATAATGTTACTTTTCAAAAAAAAGAGCAAGGTTATCCACAAGTTAATGAAGTGGCTTTTGAAACTGTAGAGGCGCAAAACTTTACATCCCACCCGACATTCAGCATTGAGATAGATGGTGAAGTTACTACACAGAGCATAATTGAAGCCTATACTAAATATTGTGAGTTTTGCAAGAATGCTCACCAAGAGAAAAAAAAGCAGAACGAGCAAGCTAAACAAAGCCTTGAAGCCGATTTTCGTGTACTCGAAAACGAAATTAAAGAGGGCAAAGTTTTTGATGTAACTATAGAAAATATTAGAAGAATATTATTGTATCTCAATTCCATGAATTGGGGGGTATGGCAACTCCCTAAGATGACATGTGGGTATAGTGCTCATCAGTACGATTGTGATGGGCATCAAGCATCTACAATAACACTTGACGAACCTATTGATTATTGTGGAGAAAAAGTCACTAAGTTCAAAGTCGGAGGGGGTAGATTACATTTGACAAAATATAAATTTGTTTAACCTCAAGCAAAAAAAAAATTATGAATGTAGACGATATTTTTAATCAAAAATATGAGGTAGCTGATATGGTTATACCTAAGTTCTTATTAGCATGTAACCCTATCGTACCTAATATTGACCTTACCTATATATATTCCCCTCATTATATGAGCCTGATAATGGTAATTGAGGAGAACAGCGAGATTGTAAGGCTCAATGATACCTACAGAGCCATGCCCCAGCGGTTATATGTGTATGATATGTTGGAGCAATTCAGGTTAGTTGTTGTCCAGAACAATGTAATAAGTATAGGCGGGATATATGGCCCTGTTATATCAGTAGAACAATTCATTGAAGAAGCGTGGCAGTGGTATAAGAATTATCTTGACTGGGAACTAAAACAAATGCAAGGATTATGACTACACAAGAAAAAGTATTATATATCATCGAATTATTAGAGTTATCAGATAGGCAGGTTTCCTCTGTCATTGGCAAAGCCATATCTACCGTGACCCATAAGAGAGCGCAGATAGGGCGCAATAAGTTCACAGACGAAGATCTGCAAAAGCTCAAGGATTATTACATTGAGACGCTTAATAAGATTAAAGCAATTTAAAATCAAAAGCACACCTAATTAGGTGTGCTTTTCTCTTTTAAACAGAACTTATAATATACGAATCGTGGCGATCGTTGTCCATCAGATAAG